CGCCTTTCAAAACTTTCCAAGTATCTTTAAGCCCACCTGAAAGATCACCTTGAGCAAATTTTAATAAAGCAGAAGCTGACGCGTCTTGAACTTGAGAAAGGGCATGTTGTTGAGTAGCAATCGCTAAATCATTTATAATTATTTTCGCATTAGCATGCTTTTTATTCAGCTCGTCTTGTGATATACTACCAGCCTTATTCCATGCCGTTGCAGTTTCTATAGACATTTTTTGTCCGTTTACGGCTTTTGTATATTCTCCTAATACGTCTCCGCCTTCTTCGAGAGTTCTTACATACCTTTTTAGAGTCTTACTACTGCTATTTAAACCGGTTGCTTGGCCTATTGTTGCAACGGAGAAATCAATGCTAGCAGCAGTATTGACTGCTTGTGCTTCGGCCATATCGGATAAACTACCTACAACTGCTCCAGATATAGTTGCTCCAAAAGCTGCTAATACTCCAAGGAGTGCCGTAGGAGAAGAGGCAAGATAGCCTACTATAGGCTCTATTAACTTAGCTAAGCCTCCTATGCCACTTTTTGCTAGATTTTGCAATCCGGCCGCTAATTGATCATAGACATTAACATCTACATCTCCTAACGCTCCGAATTTTCTTTCCCCTTCTTCGAGAGTAGCGTTTAAAAATGCTTGAGATTTTTCATATCTACTTAAATCAGAAACACTTTTACCTATACTTTCTGCATAGTCTTTTGAGGCTTCATCAAGACGTACCATAATACCTAGTTCGTCAAGTAATTCTGGTTCTAGTTTTGTAATACCTCGAGTAAGTCGGCTTATAGCATCTTGAGTATCTCTACCTAGAGCTAGTGCGGCACCTCTTGCAACTTTACCAAATCTCTCTATAGAGCCGGGATCTATACCTGCGCTTGTAATTACTGCTGTAGATCTCATAGCCTCTTCTAAGCTAATTGCTCCATCTGTAGCATCTACTAATCCTTTGGCAAGAGTATGCATAGCCAAGCCGCTAGCTTGCCCTAAGGATATTAAGCCTTCTTCTAGCTGAGTTGCTCTAGAAGCCCTCGATAAGGCTCCGAAAAGCGCAGTAAGAGCAAATAGATTAGCAGCCAAAGCTGCATAAGCGCCTACTAAACCACTTCCTCCTCCTCCGATTTCGTTACGCATCTTGGAGAAAGCTTTAGTGCCGTTCATACCTGCTTGGGCTACACCTTTTTGACCCTTGCTAAAATTGCCGGAAGCTTTAGTTGCCTTGTCTGTAGACTTAGCAGTTTTTTCGGCCTCGTGACCAATAGCTTTAAGAGAGCCATCTTGTGCAATTTTAAATGTAAGTGTAACTGTATTTGACACTATTTTTTTCTCTTTAGCTTATCTCTTTCTCTTTTTAATGTTTCTTGAGAATTTTCGATTGCTCTTGACTCTAAAAAAGTTAGAATCTCTAAGAATAGTTCTTGATCGTCTCTATCAATACCATATTGTTCTATGTAATAGGGCAGGTTTGTAAAATCTTTTCCCATATACCCTATATCAGGATATACTCTATCTCCTAAATGACTGAACGTAGTCATTGCTAATACTGCTATTTCTGGAAAGTCCTCCATATCTGGAGGGATTTCTTTCGGGTCGGGCTCTTTTCCAAGTTGTTCGCACATTTTCAAATAACGATCTCTCGTCATTTTTCCATCACTAGTTTTCAGATACCTTTCCAACCTTTCTTGGAGTTGGTTCTTTTCGCTTTGTACGAAAGTTATCGAGATCAAAGACTACCTCATTAAGCCATGTATCAAATTCTGTTGATGAGCTTACCAAAGTTTCGGCATTATCTGTAGAATACTCTAGTTCTTTTTCGGGGTCTTCTCCATCGATATCTACAAGAATAAGAGTTTCAAGATGTCCTAGTGTTAATCCTTTCCAGTTTTTAACAACTGCTTTTGTAAATTCTACGATGAATTTTTCCTCGTCTAAATTCTCTACTGCTTGTCGGGTCTTTCGATCAAACTTAGTACTTGTGCACTTCTTACGAAGTCCTGTTAATTCTTTTCGAGAAAGGTTTGCTACTTCTACTTCGAAACCTTTCAATCCTGGGAAGTCGACCCAGACTGCTTTTGTATCGACCATTAATTTTTTTAAATCCATTATTGCTCCTAATTGCGTTTAGTTATAAGTAATTTTACTACCAAGATTGGTAGTGTTTTCGTTAGAAATCCAATCGTAGCTTTGTGTAAATACTTCTCCAACGTTGTTTCGGTTGGTAAAAGAGCACGTGCCAAAATTGAACTTGAATCCTCTAAAGCTAGAACCGCTTAATCCGTTTCCTGCTGTTATAAGTACGGGTACACTTTGTTTCCAAGTTTGTACATCAGAATTAAATGTATCCGATACATATGCACCAACAGAACCGGACACAATCCGTTTCTTTAGAGTAAAATTAGAGGGGTACATTGTAGTATTGACATTATGAGTATTACCAATATTCAATGCTTTGTTGACAGTTTCGTAAGGAGTCCATTCAATATTATTTTGAAGTTCTACAGATACAGAAAATACACCACTAGTTAAATGAGTGGTGGACAAATATACATCTAGATCCTTCATATAATGAGGAGTTCTTGTGCCCCCTGAAAAAGAGTCAAAAGAACTGTTTCCTCTTGTTAATTTTGATGCTTCTCCACTAATTGCTAACTTGAGATTCTCTAATTTCTCAATTATGAATGTCCCATTAGTTATAACACAATTTTCTAGTCTATAAACATCGTTTGGCAATCTTATGTACATTGTAAAGGTATTTAAAGTATAAGTACCTGTTTTAAAATTAACCAATAAATCAAAAACAGTATCCAGCGCTGTTTCAGTAATTGCTGGAATAGTAAAACTAAAATTTGCAGGATTCGCTTTTGTTATATTGGAAGCGTCATGCAATTTATATTGAGCATGTAGAGTTTTTTGCTCATACGTGCTATCGGTAAAAGTTTGGCTAAAACTTAAATCCTTAGTTACGTCTAGTCTTATTTTTCCTGCACCTGCATCAATATAGACCTCCGCTTCATTTTTAAAGTTGTAATTAGCCATTTGTCTCCGTATAATAAAAGGGGCTCGAAAAAGAGCCCCTTCTAACTTTTTCTATTTCATAGTATAGTCGAAAAGACCTTCTATGTCAAGAAATATTTTTACGTACCTTCTAGCTTACACTACATCTCTACCAAAGTACTTAACTGTGACTTCGTCTGTAAGATCAATTGCGCTAGGTAATGCATGGAATGCAGTTTCCAAAGAAATAACATCATCAATAGAGTGAGATGGTAGCTCAAGGTGACAAGACGCCATAGACATTTGTACTCTGGGCAGATTGGGGGAAAGACCTCCAATATCAAACTTCAAAGTATGATTGTTTGTAACTGTAGTCGTAGCACCAATTAAATCCTCAAACAGCTCTGCACTTGAATCTGTTTCATTATTCAAATAACAAGTAAAGCTACCTGATACTGAACGTGAGCCTGTAACGTGGCCAATGGGCTGGTTTACACTTCCAAGAGTTTCTGGAGTAAGGAATGTAATATTGTTAGTAATAGTAACATTACCGCCTGTTAGTACAAGTCCATACTGACTTTCTTGTTGAGCAGTACCATTAGTTCCAGTGGCTGCCACAGCATTAGCAGTAAAAATTTCTCCTACTGCAGGACTTCCGTCAGCACCAATAGCGGTCCAGTTAGTATCTCCAACTACTGCAATTTTGTACCTTCTTCCCTCGACGAGTTGATTAGCAGCACCTGCACCTACTGTAGCCGCCGTATTAAATATTCCATCTCTAATTGCGGTAAGAGTTGTAAGTCTGTTACGAATAAAGTTATTAGTTGCATTAATACCTTCGTAAACGTTAGCTGTAGGAACTGTAGTGCCTTCATCACTAATAATTGAACCCATTCCGGACCAGTTAATAGTAGCAATACCATCAATATCAAAATCGGCAGAAGCTTCGTTTACAACACAGTCTGCTATTTTATAAACAGTTTTTGTATCGGTTGCTCCACCCATTGCAAAGTAGATATTTGCAGTACCTAAAGTACTTACATTCGATTGTCCAAAATCAATATCTCCTGAACCATTTGCTCCATTACTGTGTGAAATATAAGCAGTTCCGCCTGCTTTATCTTTAAACTCATTACTTTGGTAATGTGCAGGACCTGCCATTAAAGCCCACATTACTTCTTCTACTCCGTGATGATCTCCATCAGTACCCGAAGCTGCTCCGGCTCCTGTACCAGTTGAAGTAAAGGGACGCATATAAGTAGAGAAACTCCACTCTGCAGGTGCGAATGAATCTGTAAACATTCGTCGTCCACGACGGCTTGAACCATCTGTACCTGACATTTCGGACAGAGTTACCTCTGACGCGTTTGTTGCTTGTGAGAATGAAAATCCATCAAGAACAGGTAACTCCCAAATTGAGGAACCTATCTCAATGAATACTTTCGTATCTCTGCTAAAATATAATTGATCAGCCATAGTTAATCTCCTATGATTATCTTGAAAAGGCTAGGACGTGAACGTTTGCTCGTGCCTGCATTTTCTAATAACGAACCTCTATGAGCATCTCTCCAACGCCCAAGGGTTCAAGTACACCCTCATCAGTATCAATACTGACTACAGTGATTTGTTGTGTAAATTGACTCGTACTAGTACGATCCCTGTATTCTAATACAGAATTTTCTTCTAGTACGGTTTCCACATCTTCTAATAAGGCATCTAAAGCTGCTACAGCGTCTTCTTCTCGAACATAACATCTCACTGTAATAGATAAAAACCTATCCTTATAACCTCCGCCTTGATACTCTCGAGTCTCAGCGCCGGCATTTAGGTGAATTGTAGGGAATTCCTCCACTTCATCCCAAAACTTTAAACGAGGAGATACATTTCCAGATAAATCTGTTAAAAATGCTCCTTGTCCATTTATATCTTTTAATTTTTCAGCTAAAGCATTTGTGATACCGAGACGTCTTGTAGTATATTCTCTCATTATACTCTCCTAGTATATATTCTGCCCAGCGCCATTTGTGTAGCAATTTCTCTAATAGATTGATCTATTAGCTCTCTAGGGTCTCTTTCTCCATTTGCCCAAGGTAAGGAACCCAATCCATCTTCAAAAACTTGATAAGGATCTTTTCTGTACGTATACCCCACACTTGGAAAACCTTGTGGGGTTATTTGTATATCTGTTACCTGCGTACTATTTGCAAAACGTCCTGTTCTATTATTAAGCTTAGGGCTTCCCATATTTTTTCGTACCGTTTGAGGTAACTTACTATTAAATTGTACTACTAACTTTAACATATCCTGTAAAGGAGATTTTTTAGTAGGTCTTCTTTTTCCTTTTTTAGTAGCTTTCATAACTACTGCAGCTGACACTAATTTTGCATTACTTGCTCGAGCCTTGGTTGCTTTAACCTTCTTTTGAGTACTTACCGTACTTTTAGTTTTCTTTATTTTTATATCTTCGTGCTTAACTTTAATACTAGCATTTTTTCTTTTCTTAAAAGGCTCTACACCAGTTGCTATTAGTTTTTTCTTTCTTTTTTCTAAAGGAGTATCTGAACCATGTAAATGTTGTAGTCCTCCCCTATTTTTAGCTATATGTTCATGGGCTCTTTCTAAGGCTTTTTTTAAATCTGCATTTACTTCTCTTGCCATATTCCCTTTTTGGATATTTATTAAAGAGCCTCCTAATGTAATTACATGATTATCATTTTCATCTCTTCTCATGTGTATTTTTATACCAAGAGCTTTTAAATCTCTTTGTAGCTGAGCTTCACTAACAGAGTTACCTTGTGAGTCTACTACTTCTGCGGAAGCTTTCTTAAAAGCATCTCTAACTAAACTTTCTAGAATTCCTGCACTATCTTCGTGTTCTGCATGTATAAATCTTCCTGCGCTTTTGATTAATTTTCCTTTTCCTTTTGTACGTATTCCTCTTTTTGAAGACTTGCCTTTTGTATTACCTTCTCTATTAGCAACTCTTAAAGCTGTTTCTTCAGGACTTTCTTGCATACTTTGAAAGTAAGTTTGCATATTATCAAAAAATATACCTACAGCTTCTTTGTATACTTCTTTTAAATTTGCGAAAACATCGTCTGCTTTAGCCCACTTAGTAGGCTTGCGACCTGTATCAGTCAATGACGTAAATGCATAATCAATTTTGCCCGCAGTAAGTTCTAGGTTTTCAGCTAGAGAGTTTCTTTCTGATCTAATATTTTGAATTGCACTAACTATTTTTCCACTTAAAATATCACACTCATTACTTATTTTTGTATTATCAGCCGCAGTAAGAATTAAACCTCTTGCTTGTAAATCTTTACTTATTCGTACTTGAAAATCTTGTTTATTCCATATAAAATGGTGAGTGCGTAGGTTTGCAGTATGTCTTCTATACTCAGCACTTTTATGAATCTCTTCATATAAGTCTTCAATAAATTTAGTTAAACTTTCCTTACTCATTAAAAATTCTTATATAGATCCAAGACTCTTTTAATATGGTCTGGGAACGCTACATTATCACGCTGACTAGAAGAAGTATTATTCTGAATACTTGCTCCCTGCATAGTCTGTCTTGCTTTATGTTCATTTTTAAGATAGTAAGTGACTAGGTCAATTACCGCTAATTGTAGATCAGCAGGACAATCTGCATAACCTGCTTTGTAAGTAACCCTTACAGCAGCGGGCCCGCCGGGCCAGTTCTTTTTACCACCATTAGTGCTTACTCTATAAATAGCATCTATGGTCGCATCTGCAAAATACTCAGTAGAGGGTACAGTAGTATAGCTAGAACTATAATCATCCCTTTCTTCCACAGACACTATCGAGACTAAAGGAGTCTCGGTTAATTGAACTAAATTTGTTGCCCAATTTATATTAAACGTTTCTACTTTATTTGACGAGTAGTAATCAACAATACTGTTGCCACAATAAGTTTTTACTAATTGACTCACGGACACAATCAAAGAATTAATTCGAGAATCATCCTTTGTACTTATAATATCTTCCGAAAGTTTATATATGTCTTTATCTATCAAGTTTGCCATTTATAAGTCCATTAGTAAAAACTTGGGGGAGATAAACTCCCCCTCGTTTCTATACTGTTAAGTATTAAGCGATGAAGTCAATCTTCACTACGGGCTGGTCAGCACCTGCTCCGGCATTGATTTCTTCAAAACCGAGAGACTGACTAGCGACGATTACGCGACGCTGATTCATTACTTCGTAGTCCTGCTCAACGGTTACACCGCGGAGACGAGGAGTTACATAGTTACGAGTGTAACATGCAAATGCAGCTGGTCCAGCCGCAGCTTCTGCTGCAAACTGATCAGATACTACTACTGGAGTACCGAATACGGCTCCGATAGTACCAGTTACACGTACTGCAAGATCAGATCCTACTTCATCCAAAGTCTGGAAGTTAGCATCTTCTAACAGATCGTAGTAGCTGTTCTGGCTTACAATGTAGGCCAAATCAGATGGGTTCAAACCATACTTACCCATGCCCTGACGAGCACCAAGTAGCATAGCAGAAGTCATCTTAGCAGAGTTACCCGCAGCGACAGAAGCCGCGTCAAGGTCAATCTTACCAGAGTGAATAGCTGCATAGCCATCAAGACCAGTGATAGAAGCACCGTTACCCATAATGATAGCAGATTCAACAGCTTTTGCGTGAGCACGAGCTACTGATTCAACGATCATAGGCATCAAGTTAATGAGTACTTGCTCGTCAACGTCGTTGTCCATGAAAGAACTAGAAACGAGACGGTAAGCATTCAAGATTACTTGCTTAGGCTGGAACTTGTTAGCGTTGCTGCCAGAGTTGCCTTGGTTCTGCAAGTTACCGCCAGTAGCGGCAGTAGCCCATGCAGCCGCGTCAACATCAGGCTGGATAGGTAGTACAGTAGCTGCACCATTTACAGTGATTTCACGGAACAAACGAGCTACTTTTAACTCATTCATAATTTCTTTCTCGATGAGATTAGAAACTTCCTGATCAATATCAGCTGCGTTAGTAGTGTAGTCGATACCTGCTTTTTCTTGTAGGTCTTGAGCAAAAGAAGTATTCATACCTTTTTGAGTCATTACACCAAGAAGGTGTGCAGACATAAACTCTTTGCCCCACTTAGAGATATCGCCTTTAGAAGAACGATCTGCAAAAGTCTTCTTGCTATTTTGCATAGCTTCAAGTTCTGCAGACTTCTCGTCTAGCTCAGACTTGTACTGCTTGAGTACTTCGTCCATTTTTGCGTCTTTTGCAGCGAGTTTGGCTTCAACGTCAGCCATAAGAGCTTCAACGCCAGTTTGTACGCCGGTTTTAACGCGGATTTCTTCGGCTTCAACAGCCTGTGCTTTTTCTGCTTCTGCTGTAGCAAGTGCTTTAGCTTCTGCTTCTTCAGCTGCTTTTTGCTCGGCTTGCTTCATAGCAATCTTAGCAGCTGTATCTTCAGCTACCTTCTTTGCAAAAGCTTCCAAGTCGATGTTTTGATTTTCCATCTTGATCTCCTGATCTACGGATTTAACATCCGTGCTTTGAGGTGTGTCACTAGCTATTCCCGAAGTAATAACTTCTTCCTTAGCCAGAGACTGACCTGCTAGATCTACACGATTTGTGAAAGTTTTTTTGAATTCTTCGTACTCTTCAGAAGAGTCGAAAGACTTCGCGAGCGAAAAAGTAGCTGACTGATTGCAGGGTACAGATACAACTGATACCTCGAATAATTCAGCGTCCTTAATCATTAGTCCGTCGGTTTCCTTAATATAATCAGCATCCTTGACTCGGAAACCTACGGAAAAGGCCCCAAGAACACCGTCTTTAACTAGTTGAGCAACATTAGCAGGCGCTGCCTTA